AACCTTCTTCCTGCTCCAGGAACGGCTCCTGCCTGCCATCAAGCCAACCGACGACAACGGTCTCGACTTCGCCACCAGGCGCCGCCATCAGGTACCACGCGTTCGTGTCGTCGGCATCAAGCCGCGGCTCAACGACTAACTGCATGGAGTTTGCAAACACATTGACGTCGTTGTTGCTTCCGCCAGGCGCCTGCGCCGTGGCGAGGAATACCTGCGCCGTAGTCTCGATTGCGGCCGGAACGAGAAGGAACGCAGGCTGCACGTTAAGCGTTGCGCCGCTTGGGTCGGTGCGTACACGCATGGCCGCTCGGGCGATGCTCATGTTGGCAGTATCGATAACGCTTGGCGTTGCAGCCAGTGTGCCGTCGGTCGTGTTGAATAACGTGGCGCCTGCCTGGTCGCTGAGCACGGCATCGGTCGTGATGATGGAGTACACCAAATCGCCGACCTGTCGCGCCGCTGCGCGTCCCATCTTGCGCGGCACATCGACCATTGCGTTCAGGTCGTCATTCACAAGCGCCTGGCGCGAAATGCCAAATAGCTTGCCGTACGTCTGAAGGGTCGCCGTCTCGGCGCGGTCGGAGAAGGTTCCGCTCTGGTATTCCTCAAGCTCACGCACCTGGCTCAAATCGCCGAATAGCGACATGTTGGTGAATGTGTGCTGCCGGAAGTTTGCCATAGAGACATTCCGGGTCCAGGCCGCATAGGTCTCTGGTGCCTCGTTATATCCAGCGCTTAATGCCTTTTCCGCGCTTGCGCCCAGAAGGTTCGAGAAATCACTGGTCGAATGCGCGAAATTACTGCGCACGACAGCGCTTAGGCTCAGCGCACGCTGCACCAGCTTGTCCGGGCTCAGCCCGGTTGTGCTGACACCACGCACACGCAAATAGTCGCGTGCCATTTCGCGAAAGGTCATGCCGGCAAGCTCGTTGGTGGCAAGCTCGTCACGCCCGACGTCAGCCAGGCCAAGCTTCGCATCGAGCGCCCGCTCGCACTGCTGCACCCATTTGTCCATTGAATCAGCGCCCGCGGACACTTCAACATGGTCGCGGGTAGCGACCGGGGCCGCGGTCGACTTGAGCGCATCAAACACGCGGGCGCGCACCACGTCCACGCTATCACCTGCGCGCAACGCGTCGCGCTCCATCGTTACCCACTGCTCGCCTTCGAGGCCGTGGAAAATAGCGGCAATCTGCTCGCTGCTGTTATCGGCTGGCGCCGTCTCTTGGGTCATAACGACCTCCCGGTTAATGCCCGCAGCCGGGTCCGCCCCGACCGCTACTAGTGAAACCTCGACCGGCGTCCATCGCCTCGCGACGAGCGTCCCGTCATTGTCTTCCCACGCGCTGTGCTCAACCTGAGCGCCGACCGAAACATCCCTGATAATTCCGTCCACGACGTCCTGCCATGCTTCTTGCCCGCGCGTGCTGCTCGAGAAGCGCGCAACGCCACGCAGCCGACCGCCCGTAATGGCTAGACGCTCGACGCGCCCCACCGGCAGCTCGCCGTGCTTGTGCGCGACCTGCAAAGGGAGCCCGAGCGAGGCGCGAGACAGGTCAACAGACTCCGGCGTGTGCCGAAGAATCTCAGGAACGCCAGTTACGCCGCGAATCGGCGCATCCGTGCTTATCGTTATAGGCACGCTGCGCGCATCCGCGTCAAGCTCTGCGCGCTCAAACGTGGCGTGCAGCTCTCGACGGTCAATCAACGTTTCGAATAGTTCGCGTTGTAATTTATCCATTCGCTACCACCTCCAACGCCGGCGCCGGTTCTTCCGGCTCGGCTATCGGTTCTTCTGGCTCGTCGGCGTCTCTTTCATCGTCGACTCGCCGCGGGTCGCCGCCGCGTTTCCTAATGACGCCGTGCCGGCTCTCGATTCCCGCTTCAATCGATGTCTTATCGGCTGTCGCTTCTTTGCTCGGGTCAATCCAAGGCGTCGCCGGGGCAATGAAGTCCAGGTCATAAAGCGTTTCCAAATCAGCTCCGCGTGGCGAGAAAAGCCCGGCAATTTGCACCGCCTGAACGAATCGCCGCCACATCGGCCGCAAAAACTGAGCCTGATAGTGCTCGCGAATGGCGTCATACCGGCTGCGAATCTCGACCAGCTCTTGCCGTTGGCTCGAGTAGGTGCCGTCGTAATCCGCGGTCGCGCTCGAGTAACTAACGCCAATTCCGGAGCACGCCGCGCGCAGCATCGCTTTCCGGAAGTTCGACAGCTCAGGATTCGGCCGATTAGTATTGAGCAGCTCGACCTTCTCGCCTGGCATTAGATTGTCGAGAATCATCCCGGGCTGAAGCTCCATCGGCCGCTCGCCAGTCACCGCGTCCACCGCGCCCGCTGGGGTCGCAAAATCCGCTGCGCGCGTTATCGCCGCGCACATCGCCGACGAGACCTTCGCTGCCAGGCGTTCAGACTCTTCGTAATCCAATACGTCGGCCAGCCTGGTTATCGCTGGCGACAAAATCGAGGAACCCCGCTTTTGCCCTAGCCGAGGGCGAAGGGCAAGGTGCGTCATGGAATCGACGCCAATTCGAATGGTGTCTGTTTGGTACGACTGCGCCTGAGTGACGGTATCGCCCGGATGCTCTTTGTAGAGATGGTAGGCCGTGGGGCGCCCGAGCTGGTCTACTTCGATGCCGTGAATGATGCGTGGGCGGTCTTTCTGTATGTAGTCATACGGCACCAGGTCGGGCTCATGAGCCTGAACCATGTACGGCAGCACGCCATTGCTGCGCACAGCCGTCGCCAACAGATGCTGAACGAATACCTCGCCATCACGAAACCACGTCCGGGCAATGATGGCGCTCAGCTCGCACCAGGGTAGGCGCAGCGTGCCGTCAAGCTCATCCCTATGGCGCATCCATAGCATGCGCAGCTCGTCATTCACCCGCTCAGCAGGCGCCCCACTGCGGCTCATAACGCGCGGCTCGAACGTGACCGCGCTGGCCTGGTAGCTCAGCAAGTTGAGGATGCTAGTCGTCAGGTCGTGATTCTGGTCCAGGTTCCGCGCATACATTCGCAGTTTGGCGCGGGCGTGGTCCATGACGCCATCGCCAGAGCGCCAGTCCGTGGCCGCTTTTCGTGCATTGGACGGCTGGGCAGCCTTGTAAAGCCGCTCGAGCCTGGCGCGTGCTTCCGCGCGCCTGAGCGCCCATGTTGGGCTGATAGCGGCTATTAGCCCACCCACTTGACCGTCCTTATGCCTGGCGAGCCTGCGCCAAGGGCGACGGCTTGAAAGGCCCGCACCTGGCCCTGCCAGTAGGTAATTTGCGCTCGGATGTCGGCCAGATTGGCCCGCGTCAGCGAGCGCGAGCCGATGGCGTACGCCTGGCCGCTAGCTACTGCTTCTTCCGCGTCGAGCCAAACTTGCAGGCGAGCTTGCGCGTCAGCCTGCGAAGAAACGCCAGTTGTCACGCTCATTTCATGAGCGTAGCAAGATTATGTTAAGTGCGGGCGCTAAGCTTTGAAAAGGCGCTTTCAATGTAAGGCATTGAAATTACAGCTCCCTGCGAGCGTAGATAGACTCACGCTGAGCGGGCGGGGCCGATGCCTGCACGACCTTCTTCTGTAGCGGCGGCAGCGTGTAGAGGTTCAGCGAATGCGCCGCCGCTGCGGCCAGCACTTCGCAGTCAAGGTAGTGATTCGGCTTTGTCCTGCGCGCTATCCACTGCATGCGCCCTGCTGCTGTCGTTATCAGCTCTTCGGCGACGCACTGGCGCATGTAATCCTCTGTTACTTCCTTGTGCACGTGCCATAAATCGGACTCTTCCTCTCCCAGCCTGATTCGGCTATACACCCACTGCTTCCAGTAGGAAGTAGATACCCTAAAGAGGCGAAGCCCGTTTTTTATAATTAAGCTCCCCTGATTCACGTCAATCAAACCGGAATCGACCGGCTTGTCCCGGCTTTCGAATCCTTTGCTGGGGAACGCCCTTCCTGTCTCTCTGCGACAGAAGGCATATACGGAATGGTCTGGACGTTTGAAGAAGTCTGTCCCGGGCCGGTAGCCCGAATCGACCAATACGCGTTTGGGGACTAATCCGTGACGCCGCATTAGCTGGCCCAGGCTTACCCATACCTCGTCGCTGTCCGTTCGCCCGTGCAGCTCGCCGTGCTCAATCAGCCAGGATTCCATCGGACCCTGCTCGGCACCCCAGCCCCTCAGTACGTAGTAAATGCGGTCCTGCTGCACGTCGCAGCCCATCGTCAGCACCTGCACGCCGTAGGGCAGGTCTCGAGGTAGGTAGTTTCCCTTATGCGCGGCCACATCCTGCCAGTCAGGCGCATCGCCCCGCATGCGCCACACCTCGCCAAGCTTGGTATTTATCGTGCCCTGAATGGTCTCCGGCTCTTGCGAGCGATAGGCGGCGCACAGCTCCCGGGCGAGGGATGAGAATGTTGCCCAGGGCGAGGCGAATCCGGACACCCAAAACCCGCGATGTTGATGGTCCTGTATTTCGCCATCCTCGCGTGGCTGATACTCGCCATCGTTGTCACGCAAGTGTGGCCAGAACTGCCCCCCTGCAATCATCCCGCGGCGCTCGTCTTCTGTGATACTGGCGCCGCAGGATGGGCAGGCATAGGACCAGTCCCGCGCCGCCTGGTCCGCGGTCGAGCCGGCAGGCCATTGCAGGTACTTGCTGAGTGGCCTACTCCACGTGGAACAATGCGGGCACTGCCAGCGCCAAATCTCCATCGATGATTGGTCGAATTGCGCCTGTGTGGCGTCCACGTCTTCAATCGTCGGTGTGCTGGTCACCAGGACCAGAGGGGCGGGGTAATTGCTTGTGCGGGCTTTGACGAGCGTGAGCGGGTCACCCTCGCCTGCCACGTCCCGAGTCATGCGGGAATACTCGTCCACCAGGGCGATGCCGCACGGATGGCTCGCAAGTTCGGTTGCCGAGCCTGCCCAAGCGAAGCGGAGAGGAACGCCGCCAAGCCACTTTTCGAACAGCGCGTCCTTCTGACCTTTTTGGTGGATTGTGTCCAATTGAGGACAGTCTGCTATCAGCCGGCGCACCCTGTCGTCGGACATACTCTTGGCGAGTTTTTGGGTGGGCAACACGAACAGGCAGGGATAGCGCGGTCCGTCGCCAAACCGGTGCCCGATGATGCTAAGAAGCGCGGAGGTCTTTCCGGACTGACTGGCCGTCAGGACGGTTATTTGGCGGGTGCGTGGATTGCTCGCCGCCTCGAGCACGGGCAGGAAGTAGGGCGTGTATTCACTTTGCCACTTTCCCGGGCGAGGACTGTGCGGTGGCTCGTGGCGCTCTTCGTTTGCCCATTCCGCGGCGTTTCGCCGGGGCGGAGGTGTCGCTATCTGTGATAACAGCGGCCACATCTTTACCCACTGCGGCGAGTGTACTTGCAAGGTCGGCGCGGACGGCATGGCAATTTTCCTCCAGGATGTGCACGGCTTCAGCCACTGAGCCGCAGCCGACGACACCTTGGGCCGCCCGCTGCGGCAACGAATCACAGACGTTTAGCAGGATAGCTAATAGCTCGACCATGGCCTGCTGTACTTCATCGGCTGGGATGTGCTGGTGGCGGGCAATCTCGACGTCAAGCTCGGTCTTCTCCGTTTGCGCCCGGTACAGTCGAGTGCGCGCATCATCATCCCCGCCCTTGGCCCGGGTCATGGCCCAGGCCCACACATCGGGTAGGTAATACTGGCCTCGCCCACGCCGTGGTAGCCCCTCCCTTATGGCCAGCGCGCCGACGTGCTGCTCGGTCACGCCCATGACCGCGGCAAGGTAGGGACGGGTCACAGTGAGCTCTAAATCAGGCACCCTCGCGTAACCCCTTGTATAGCAATGACATTTACCCGCTAGAAAACTCAAAAAAAGAGCGAGCTTCTTCCCC